AAATTATGCTTGATGGTAACATTGTTTATAATCTTGAATCTCGTGAAATTTCTCATAAAGATTCAGAAATTGAACCAGTGTTAGATGCTGATGGATTACAAACTTTTGACAAACAAGGTCAACCTGTTTTTCGTCTTATTGAACATCCTCCTCAAGATGGTTTGATTTTTCCTGATGGTCCAATTTATAAGAAAAATAAATTGAACCAAGTACTTATGCGTTTGGATTATGATCAAATTCCTCACATTTTAGTTAATTTGGAATTGTATACTCCTCGTATTAATAGTGAAGATGCTGGTTTTCAGTACCAAGAAATTATGCGAATGTTACCATTAGCAAGAGAATATTTAATATCTTGGGTTGGTTTAGAAAATTTAAGAGATTTATTAATTTACGTTTTTATTAAAGTGTCTTTACCTGATAATTGTATTTTTGGTGAAGTTAATGATTCATTGATTGGTCCAGAAAATTACCAATTTATTGAAAATCCAGAAATTCGATTTCCTGATGTTCCAAATAGATTTTTCCGAGAGAAGAAACAAAAATTTACTGCTTCTCGTAAAGAACATCGTGTTATTCATGATAAGAAACAAAAGAAAATTAAAGAGACTCATAAGGCAACTGTTGAATTTGCATCTGAACCAAATTGGTTTTATGATTTTGTTTCTCAATGTAACACTCGAGGTAATATGTTAACTATTCAAAAGGTTAAATCAATTCTTAAGAGTTAGTTAAATAAGAAAACTCCTCATGAAGATATTATGCAATTATTTGAAACTAAGTGTTATACATGGAAAGCTTCAGATAAAGAAATTAATTATTCTAAATTAAGTTGGTTTATTCCTTATATTCCTGTACGTGTTATGTTCTATCGTATAAACAATCTTGATTCTTTTCGTGATTACGTACGACAAGGCATCACGTTAACAAAAGATCGTTTATTGACTTATGTTAAAGATTATCTTTATGTTGCTGACATGCCTGCACATGAACGTGAGACTTATCGAATGGAACGTATTAATATGTTTAAGGAAATTCAAAGGTCTCCAAAAGTGCAAGCAATGTATTTATCAAAGTTCCCAAAATTCTTTATTGAAAATCATATATATCAAACATACTTTTCTGAAATTAAACGTAAAGCCTTTAGGAGCGATACTCATTTTGATATTCGTTCTGATAAGAAAATTATTAAACAGAAGAATGTTGATAAAAATCGCTTTGTTAAAATGCAATTAGCTGAACATGATCAACCTGATTATGGATATTTTCATGATAATTATCTTGAAGCTAC